AGTATTAAAGAAGGGGATTGAAAGAACCCCAAAGATAAACAATTATAATATGAAATTAGTTAAAAAATAATCCTCATGGCATTCTTTGCAGATAATAACGAAACACAAAAAGTTGATAATTCTCTTTGGGTAGAACAATACAGACCAACTACTTTGGAAAACTATGTTGGTAATGACCACCTAAAAGATAAAGTAAAGGGTTATATTGAAAGTGGGGATGTTCCACATCTACTTCTTTATGGAAGGGCAGGTACTGGTAAAACCACACTTGCCAAACTGATTACAAAATCAGTAGATTGTGATTACATGATTATCAATGCATCGGATGAAAACAATGTGGATATGGTAAGAAACAAAGTAAAGGGATTTGCCTCTACTGTTGGATTCAAACCATTGAAAATTGTTATTCTCGATGAGTTTGATTATATGTCCCAGAACGCACAGGCAATTCTACGAAACTTGATGGAAACATTTTCCAAACATTGCCGTTTCATTTTGACTTGTAATTATGTAGAGAAAGTAATTGAACCAATCCAATCTCGTTGTCAAACTTTCCAAATTGTACCTCCAACTAAGAAGGATGTTGCAATTCAAATTTCTAAAATTCTTAAATCTGAAAATATAAAGTTTGAACCAAAGGATTTAGTACCTATCATTGATGCTGGTTATCCCGATATTCGTAAGATTATCAATACTTGTCAATTAAATTCTCACAAAGGAGAATTAAAGGTAGATGTTCAGAACCTATTAGAAAACGATTACAAGATGAAAATCTTGGATATTCTTAAATCAAATGATGATAAAAGAAATCGTTATATGAAACTCAGACAAACCTTGATTGATAGTAGAGTGACAGATTTTACTGAATTATTTACCCTACTTTATGATAAGGTAGATGAGTATGCACCATCAAACACTGCTAATGTAATCATTGCCCTTTCACAAGGACAAACAAATCATTTTCATTCCATAGATAAAGAAATTCCTATGGCCGCTTGTTTGATTGAAATAAATTCTTTATTGTAATGGCAAAAACATTATTTGACCATATTAAGGCAGTGACCCAAGAACAAGACCCGAAGTATTGGGATAAATTGGATGAGTCCGACCGTAAAACTTGGTCAAACTATATGATATTCCGATTCCTTTCAATGAATCCTGAATGGGTTGGTATGGTTGCTCAGTTACAACCTTATCTACAAGAGGTACCACCAAAGGCTTGTTACTTGGCATTGATTGATTTGATTCCTAAGTCTCGGGCCTTTCTAAAATACATGAAGGCCAAATCGGAAGATTCATACGAAAAGTGGTTAGTTGAATTAGTATCAAGACATTACGAAACAAACCAAATACAATCAGAGGAGTATCTAAAAATTTTATATAATTCGCGTAAAGGTAGAGAACGAGTAAAGGAGTTATGTGAAATGTATGGAGTAGAACCCAAAGTTATAACAAAATTAAAACTAAATATATAATATGGAAACAAATTTTCAACCACTTGGAGACAGAGTTTTGGTAAAACCAGACCAAGTAGAACAAAAATCAAAAGGAGGATTGATTCTAAATGATTCAATCAGTAGAGGACAGAAAATTGTAGGAGAAGTGATTGCAGTTGGTACTGGATTATTTTCTCAAACTGGTAATTCAATTCCAATGAGTGTGAATGTTGGTGATAGAGTTCTTTATTCAAAAGACGAGGCAACCAATAAAATCAAATTGGGTGATGAAGAATACTTATTATTCAGAGAACATGAACTAATTGGAATTTTAAAGTAATGACATCAAAAGAATTCGTCCTTTGGTTACAAGGATTTACTCAAGGAGTACATGAATATAATATAACACCCAAACAATGGGATGCATTAAAAGATACATTGGCAAAGGTTAATGATGAACCAACACTAACTTTTCCAATCAATACTCCAAATACTGCACCAAATACACACTCGTTTCCTACTTGGCAACATCCACACTATGTAGACCCAAATAATCCATATACAATAAATTGTAATACGGGTTCATTTGGAACAACATCCATAGGAACGATTACAACAACACCTGGTCAAAGTTCAATTACATACGCAACTCCACAATTTGTAACATTTACTACATCAGGAACTGCATCTGGATATCCGAGTGGGAGTAGTTGGCACTATACCCTCACACAAACAGAACCAACTCCGCCAACTTCGGAAAAACAATTACTAACTGAAAATCAAGATTAAAATACAAGTTATATGAATTATCATCTTACTTACGATGACATCCAATTAGTACCACAATATTCTCACATACCCTCTCGAACACAAATCAATCTTAACACCCTCGTATCAAGAAGATATGGTCTTTTAAATCCACTCGTAGCATCTCCTATGGATACGGTGTGCGGAGAAGAAATGGCCTTCAAAATGTTCTTGATGGGGGGTGTTGGTTGCATTCATAGATTTATGAGTATTGAAGAGCAATCCAAAATTGTAAAATCATTATATCATAGAATTTATGGAGAAGGGTTTGGTGGACCTTTTGAAGATTGGGGAATAATGTATGATACATGGCATTCAGAAATTGCTTCAATACCTATTATGGCTTCAATAGGAGTATCAGAATCGGATAAAGAACGAGCCAAATCACTAGTTGATAGCGGAGCAAATATCCTTGTGATAGATGTTGCTCATGGTCACCACAAAAATGTTTTAGAAATGATAAAGTGGTGTAAAAACAATCTTGATGACAAAGTTGATATCATAGCTGGTAATATCGCTACTGCCCAAGCTGCAATAGATTTAGAAAAAGCAGGAGTAGATGGGCTAAGAGTTGGTATCGGTGGAGGTTCACTTTGTACAACAAGAATAAAAACAGGTTTTGGTATACCAAATGTAAGTTGTTTGGAGGAAATCATTAAAGTTGCTAAAACTCCTGTTATGGCAGACGGGGGAATTAGAACATCTGGTGATATTTCTAAAGCACTTGCATTGGGGTCAAGTTCTGTAATGTTGGGTTCATTATTAGCAGGAACAGATGAAGCTCCTGGTAAAATAATTGAAACTCCAAAAGGTCTCTACAAAAGATATAGAGGTTCGGCATCGTTAGAGACTAAATCGGTTCATGGGCAACAAGAAAGAAATGTGGAAGGAGAATCAACAACAATCCCATACAAAGGTGGAGTAAAATTCATCATATTATCTTATGGAGGTGCGAGTTCATTAAAAGAATTCAGACCTCGGTATGTTGTAGTGACGAATTCGGGAATCAATGAGGCAAAACCACATTTATTGTAGAGTAGTAATGTGTTATGTTTAATTTAAAAAAAAAGAAAAAAAGTATGAAAAACAATTTAAAAAACTTAATGAAGTTTAGTTTTGTTACTTTGCTCATGTTGATGATGAGTTTTACTGCGTATTCGCAGGGGGTAACAACTGCTAGTATTTCAGGTCAAGTTGGGTCAAACGAAGGTGAATCATTGCCTGGAGCAGTAATTACTGCAGTACATACCCCATCTGGAACTAAATACAATGCGGTATCTAACATGGAAGGTAGATATTTCATTCCAAACATGAGAATTGGTGGACCTTATGTAGTATCTACATCCTTTATTGGTTATTCTGTATCAAAAGTAGATGGTGTATTTTTGAGTCTCGGTGTAACCTCAAATTTAGATTTTTCATTAAAAACTGAAGAATCAGTATTAGGAGAAGTACTCGTTGTAGGTGAAAAGAATCCAGTATTTAGTTCTGAAAGAACTGGTGCTTCTACTGGTATCACCAATCAAAACTTGAATAGATTGCCAACTATTTCAAGAAATATTAATGATTTTACACGATTGACTCCACAAGCATCTGGTAACTCTTTTGCTGGACAAGATGGTAGATTGAACAACATTACAGTCGATGGTTCTTACTTCAACAACTCATTTGGTTTGGGTTCTGGTTCTAACCCAGGTGGTAGAACAGGTGTATCTCCAATCTCTTTGGATGCGATTGAACAAATTTCAGTAAATGTGGCTCCTTATGATGTGAGACAAGGTAACTTTACTGGTGCCGGTGTAAACACCGTAACTCGTTCAGGTACTAACGAATTCTCAGGTTCTGCTTATTATTTCTGGAGAAATAACAATAATGTAGGAACTAAGGCAGGAGTAAACACATTCAATCCTGGTGACTTTACTTACAAACAACAAGGTTTCAGAATTGGTGGTCCTATTGTTAAAGACAAACTATTCTTCTTCGCATCTTACGAAGATGACTCAGAAACAAGACCAGGAACTACATGGAGAGCTAATAATGGAAGTGAACCAATTACTGGTAATGTAACACGAGTTCTTAAATCCGATTTAGATGGATTGAGTACTTTCCTACGAGATAAATTTGACTACGAAACTGGTCCTTATCAAGATTATGATAACGAAACTTTATCTCAAAAATTCTTGGTAAAGTTTGACTACAATATCAACGATAAGAACAAATTGAGTTTGAGATACAATCACTTAAATTCTTCTACTGATGTATTGATGTCTGGTTCTTCTTCTTTAGGTTTCGGTAACCGTAACTTCAGACCTGAGGCTTTGAACTTCCAAAACTCAAACTACAGCATCATGGAGAATATTCGTTCCGTAGTTGCTGAATTGAATACAAAAGTTAGAAGTAATGTAAGTAATAACTTAATTGTTGGTTATACTTACCAAGATGAAAGCCGTGGATATAAAGGAGAATTCTTCCCAATGGTTGACATTCTAAACAATGGTGCAACTTATACTTCTTTTGGTTTCGAACCATTCACTCCAAACAACGAACTTAGATATAAAACTTTCCAAGTTCAAAACAACCTTCAGATTTTTGCTGGAAACCATACAATTACAACTGGTTTCACTTATGAAAAGTATCAATCTGAAAATGTGTTCTTCCCAGGTTCTCAGTCAGTTTATGTTTATAACTCACTAGATGATTTCTACAAAGATGCAAACAACTTCTTGGCAAATGGAAATAAAACTGCTTCAGGAGTTAACTTGAGAAGATTCCAAGTAAGATGGAATAATATTCCTGGTTCTGAAAAGCCAGTTCAACCTTTGGAAGTAGATTACTTTGGTCTTTATGCTCAAGATGAATTCCAAGCAAGAAAGAACCTTAAATTTACTGCAGGTTTGAGATTTGATATTCCTTACTTCGGTGAAACTGCACTAAGAAACCCTGAAGTGGAAACAATGTATTTCAGAAATGCAGATGGTAGATTTGTTAATTTCAGAACAGACCAACTTCCTGAGCCAAATATTTTATGGTCTCCACGAGTAGGTTTCAACTGGGATGTTTTCAATAATCAAAAAACTCAGTTTAGAGGTGGTTCAGGTGTATTCACTGGCCGTCCAGCGTATGTTTGGATTTCCAACCAAGTTGGTAACAATGGTATCTTGACTGGTTTTGCACAATTGGATAACACAACAACAAGACCATTCAACCCTAATCCTGATGCATACAAACCAACTCAAGTTTCAGGTACACCGGCATCTTCTTATGAACTTGCTTTAACTGAATCTAATTTCAAGTTCCCTCAGGTTTGGAGAACAAACGTGGCTGTCGACCAAAAATTACCTCTTGGTCTTATCGCTACCGCAGAATTTATCTACAGTGCTGACGTAAATGGTGTCGCATATTACAACGCTAACCTTCCTGTTGCAAATTCACAATTCAACGGACCAGACAACAGATACAGATGGGCGGCTAACAGAATCAATGCTAAGATTCCTAACGCAGTTACACTTTCTAATCAAGCAGTTGGATATTCTTGGGTAGGTTCATTCTCTTTGGAGAGACCATTCAATAATGGATTGTTTGTGAAAGGTGCTTACAGTTATGGTGAAACCAAGAACACAGTAGATCCAGGTTCAATCGCGGCAGGTACTTGGTTTGGTAACCCTATCACCTCTGACCCTAACAACCCTGGACTTGGATTTTCTTCCAACTTTATGGGACACAGAGTATTCGCAACCGCAAGTTATACCAAAGATTTATTCAAATTCGGTAACACTTCAGTTTCCGTATTTTGGGAGGGTAGAACTCTTGGAAACGCGAGTTATGTATTCGGTGGTGACTTGAATAATGATGGGGGAACTGCAAACGACCTTATCTACATTCCAGCAACCAAAGAAGAGATGAACTTCCAACAATACACTGCGAGTGGAAAGACATTCACCGCAGCGGAACAAGCATCAGCATGGGAGGCGTACATCCAACAAGATAAGTACCTAAGTGCAAACAGAGGTAAATACGCAGAAAGAGGAGCGGTAATCATGCCGATGGTTTACCGAGCAGATATGTCTTTCGCACAACAATTATTTACCAACATCAAAGGAAAGAAAAACGCTTTAGAATTCAGAGTTGACGTTCTTAACTTAGGTAACTTATTGAATTCTGAGTGGGGTATCGGACAGACATTCAACACCACTCAACCTTTGGTTGTTCCTTCATCCGCACAGGGTGGACCAGCAAGTGCTGACGGTAGACCTCAGTACAGAATGAGAAACTTTGGTACTGATTTGGTGACAACAACTTACAGACCAACCGCAGGTGTCTCCGATGTATGGAGAATGCAATTTGGTTTGAGATATAACTTCAATTAAAAATTAAAAATCCCTCGAATGTTCGGGGGATTTTTTTTATCTTTACAAAATGGATATCACAAAAATAATACTAGCAACACTGTTAATGATTTTAGGTCAAATAGGTTCATTTATGCAATTACAAGGGTCAATAAAATATGGGTGGACAGAAAAGTATCTGTGGATAATGTTATTATCAGGTATTCCAATCAGTTATCTGTACATCAAAGCTGTGAATCTTTATGTTCAGGGTTTTGGCGGACAAATTTGGCCTAGTCGATTAATCGGATTCGCATTAGGAATTGTTGTATTTACAATTTTGTCATCTATCTTGTTTCAAGAAAATATGACTCCGAAGACAATAATCTGTTTGATTTTAGCATTTATTATCGTTTCAGTACAAGTATTTTGGAAATAAAATGAAAGTGATATTCTTAGATAATGATGGTGTTATCTGTTTAAGTAGTAATTGGGGGTCTCGCCTCAAAAAGCAAAAAAAACTGGGTAACAAACCGGTATTTAATGATAATAACCAATTACCAGTTGAGTATCGTTTTGATAACTTTGACGTAAAAGCGGTTAAACTCCTAAATCAAATACTGGAAACCACTGGTGCTGAAATCGTGGTAAGCTCCGATTGGAGATTACACGCATCATTAGAGGAAGATTTTGATTGGAACAGAACTGACAGCCGAGAACAAGAAAGACACTTTGAGATTAAAGATTGGTTGAAATCACGTCCCGAAGTTACACATTGGGTAGCCGTTGATGACCTTCATATGGGTACTCATGTTGATGCGAGTTATTACGGGCCATACGACAGAGATTGGGGATTGGAGAACTTTGTATGGACTCCTCAATATGATGAAGGAATCAAACAAAGTGGAATAAAAGAAAAAATAATAAAATATTTATCATGCTGATTAACATAAAAAAAATATTGGAAGAAGAGGGAGAATCTCGTAAGTTTGGTGGAGTTGCTCCCGAAGGTTTTATTCTAGTACATGAAAAAACACTTGAATCTTTGAAAGATTTTGAAACTTGGAAAATGTGGAAACACAACCAAATTACTATAAAAGAATTAAACAAAACTAGCTTTGATAATAGTTAATAATATACTATTATTTTATAATAAATTTTAATACAAATTTTATGACCGTTTCACCAAAAAGACACTTAGCAAAAACCATATCATATCGTATTTTGAGTACGAGTATTGGATTTATCACTATGTGGTTAGTAACCGACTCAGTAGAAATAGGAGCAGCATTTAGTATTATCGAATTAGTGTGGAAACCAATTCAATATTATATCCATGAACGAGTTTGGTATAAACATATTAGATTTGGATTGGCTGAGGTTAAACCGGATGAAAAACCAAAACCAGTTAAGGAAGAGGAATCAACCTTATTAACAGGATTACCTGAACCGACTCAAGTTAAAATTAAAAGACTTACGTATACAAAGAAGGCCGACTAATAGTTGGTCTTTTTTTATTTAACTCGGGTATTTATTAATATGAGTATCGAAAAAAATATTTCAAGAATATTTGAGGAACTTGAATCGTTAAAAAATTCTATCAAAGAAGTTTCATCAATTAATGAGGCAGCACTTATTTCTCCTGTAGATAATACATCCGTAACCTCACCATTTGGCCCGAGGTGGGGTCGTCAACATACTGGAGTAGATTTGACGGCAAATTCTGCTAATGTCAAAGCAGTTGCTGATGGGATTGTAGAAGTCGCAGCAATATTGAATGATGATTGTGGTGGTACTATTAAAATTAATCATGCCAGCGGTTTCAAAAGTGGATATTGCCATATGAAAAAAATTAATGTCGCTCCGGGTCAGCAGGTCAAACAAGGTGACATTATAGGTATAAGTGGAGGAGGAGCAAATGATGTCGGACGAGGTAGAAGTGACGGGCCACATTTACATTTTACATTGAGAAAAGATGACCAATTAGTTAATCCTATGGATTACATAAATAAAACTGATATTAATTTAACAGGACCTGTTACAAACTCAGTATCAAAAACAAATTCAAGTTCGAGTACATTATCAAGTGTAACTCCAAATGTAAATTCAGTCGGAACAAGTGGTCCAACAGAATACGCACCAATAGTCGGTACCGTTAAAAGTATTGAAGGACTATATGAAAATAGAAATTTGGGAAAAAATACCTCGAACAGATATGGTAGAATTATAATCCCAAAAGATGACAATCCAAAAATTAAATCTCCAATTTCTGGAAAAATTAATAATAGAAAATTTTTTTCAGGTTGTGTAAATCAGACAACAATTGAATACGATAATAATGGGACCAAATATCTACAATATTGTGGAATATCAAATCCTTCTCTCTCAACTGGAGATGTTGTAAGTGCCGGTAGTGTATTAGGCAACACAGATTCTGATGTTGAGGTTACATTGTATGATTATAATTGGTCTAGAATTCCAATTACATATGAGAATGTAAAAACAATAGGGAAAGAAGTCGAAAAAGACTCTGAAAAAAAGAAAAGTTCGTCAGAACCTGAATATTGGGATCCATTAATGGCCGCATTAATGAAGGCACCGCTCAGCATATTCAAAGATAAATTCGATAAAGAAGGAAATAGAACTGAAAAACGATATGGTGGTGTCGCAGATAAAAAACAAGTTGACCCATTCGTATTAAACTTTTTGAAAGACCCATTCAATCGAAAAAAAGTAAACGAAAATATAGAAAGAATAAAAAAGATGTTATAAAAAAACCCACCTTCCGGTGGGTTCTTTTTTTTTTGTTGTGGCAAAATTACTTTACAGCCTCAACCTCAACGCTATCAACAGCTTCAACCGCAACTGTGTCAACAGCTACTTCAGTTGAATCTACTGATACAGAATCAGTTCCTTCAGTTGAAACACCCTTACCTCCGCAAGAAGCAAGAACTGTGGTTGAAAGGATTGCGAATACTACTAAAATTTTTTTCATTTTTTTTGTTTTTTGTTTTTAATTTAATTTACGAACTATAAATATATTGAATTTTCACGGAAGAGTCAAATAATTTACTTTTTTTTCAAACCTTTTTTTTAAGGTAAGTATTGTAAAAAGTAATATGAAAGTTTATACCCCGCAAAAGCACCGAGAGCCGAGGGTATTGGAAATACAATTAACTTACCCAAATCTGTAACATATTTAGGTCTATTAACAATTTTACCCATAAAGAAATAATAAGTCAAATAACCTATTAAAACCGCCAAATCAGTTTTAGTTGCAATGAAAACAATTAAGGTTGCTGCAATAAATCCAAAGATAAAATTATCTCGGACACCCTCCCAAATTTCATAAGAACTTGCGTCCTTATATTCTTTTACAATTTTATTGAATTTGGCCTTGTTGCCAATTCTTTTTTTCATTTGAATTTCCATGTTGGAATAGGTGGACTCGAACCACCGACATCTACCGTATCAGGATAGCGCTCTAACCAACTGAGCTATATTCCATTATTGTAAGTAAAAGAGCGGGTAGTGAGATTCGAACTCACAACTTCCGACTTGGAAGGACGGCACTCTAGCCAATTGAGCTATACCCGCTTTTTTTCTGTACCCAAAGTAGGATTCGAACCTACAAAAACTTGTTCCTAAAACAAGCGCGTATACCATTCCGCCATTTGGGCATTATTGCTGTAAGGGATGGATTCGAACCACCACGAGGAGATTCAACAAATAACATATCGCCGGCCGGCTGGTGGTCTACCCCCTCATATTATTTGTCTATTTCTTGATCCCCACCCCCGAGACAGGAG